AATCTATGTTCTGAATCCCACCATGTTGAGCTATTACCTTTACCTTGTGTGATATAAAATGTTCCATCGCCTATGTTTGCTTTCCACAAAGCACCGTCTGCAGCGGAACCTCCAGCTGGTACAAACGAAGCAGCATTAACAGAACCTGTTATTGTCAAGGCGGAAGAATTTACAAGAAACCCATTAGATTGTAGAGTTGTATTATTAGCTATAAAAGCTGAATCTACAGTAAAAGCTAATGCATTAACAGAAACAGTAAATTTACCATCATATAATTCAGTAAAATTTTCATTGACTTTGATCATAGCATCGCGGAGGGCATCTCCGGTGCCATCATTCGGTGCTGTACCAACTCCAATGTATTTTTGCGACATAGTTTTATCCTTTTAATTACTTTTTTATTTATATGACTTCATTGTCGGAGAAAATAGTTGTATTATCATTTGTTATATCATATCTATCGACATGATAATACTCTTCTTTTGGTTTAATCAATATCATATTATCAACAACATTATCGGTCGTTGAAATATCTAACTCACTTCTTACAATATATCTACCAAATAATTTCATACCAACAGGGTGTACTAAATCTTTAACATACTTTTCATATGTATGAAGCATTCTTTCGGCTATAATTTCATATGAATAATTTTGATAATAATCACTATCTTGAAGATACATTTGATCGCTTATAAAGCTCTTACTATTTTTCCAATAACCAGCCGCCTTACCATTTAAATCCACCACTGTCGTTCCTGTTACTGCGTATGGATTAGAATTTGACATTAATTCGACAACTTGATCTCTATCATATCCGAAACCACTATCAATAACATCAATAGATGTAACGATACCTGACGCATAAACAGCTTTGGCAGTAATAGAAGCATTGAAACCTTTCCATGTTCCTTTATACGGTCCAAACAATTCATAATATCCCAAATCTTTAACCAAAGGTTCAATAACAGAAACTGTAGGATCTAATGTATAACCAGTACCAGGGTTGATTTGTGTTAATGAAGCAATTGTACCAACTTCTTTGTCAACAAAGTTCAAATCAGATATTCTTGTATCGAGATTTTTTCTATCAAAAGGATATGGTAATGGTATACCAAATTGGAACCAATCAGTCATTCTTCTGTTATGAGTAATGGTGGCAGTAGCACCAGTTGTCAAATTTGTAACATTATGAGTCCCAAATCCATCACTAGTAGTTGCTATCGGTGAACCAGAAGGTGTTTCTGCAATTTTAAATGTATGTAAATCAGGGAATCCGGGAACAACTGCAACATCCACAGCATAATAAATTTTATCTGGATAATATTGATAATCTTGAATTCCGTCAGGCAACCCGCCGTTTGTATTGAATCTAATAGGATCGTTTTCTAAAATTGTAAAATTAGCATCTTTGACATGAGTGGTTGTAACAACAGCTGGATTAGCATGAGAAATTGTAGCTTCGCAATTTCTACCAACTACTGTGATGTTTTCGCCACTAAAAAAATATCCATTTTGATTGTTAGCGTATATAATAGGAGTTAGTACATCAATCAAATCAGCTGTAGCAGTAATAGTTCTTGGTTTAGAAGGACGAAGGATAGTCAATTCTGTAAATGAAACATCGCTTATCAATTTAGTACCAGGAATTAAGTATTCGCTATTTAAATCTGGTCCTTTTAAAGTAAGCAATGAACTATCTGTGTTCATAACTGTCAAATTTGAAAGACTTGGTTCATATGTATCTATAACGTAACAATAAGATTTTAATAATTCTGTTGCATTTACTGAAGTGTAAATTGTATTAATTATTCCATTAGAATTCGAAACGCTATTAAACATTTTTTTATTGGTAAATGTACCAGTAAGTTGATTTATTTCAATATCATTACCACTAGAATAACGAACAATACCTGTAGCTGTTACTATACCTGTTTTTGTATTATCAGCTGTTTGATAAACAGAATCTGATACATTAAACGTTCCATTTATGCTACCAACAAATAGTGATAATTTTGGACATACTATTGCGCTTGAATTAGATGCAGTATTAAATATTTTTTTATTCGCAACAAAAGTCCCTGTTAATTGTTTTACTCTTACATCTAAATCAGAAGAATAATAAATTATACCAGTGGCAGTTCTTATTCCTTTTTTATTATCATTAGATGTTTGAAAAATTTTATTATATACATTAAAAGAACCAATTTTGGAATCGATATTCAATTTACAAATTTTTGCGGATAAATTTGAATTATACAAATTTCTATTTGAAAATATTCCTACTGCATCTTGAACATTAAGATTCGCAGTTGTTGAAAAAAATAAATTTCCAGATGCTACTACTGTTCCTGTTTCAGTATTATCATCTGTTTGATATACATGATCGGAAGGCGAGAAACCACCATTAATATTATTAACTTCTAAAACAAAAACACCCAAAGAAGTATTTGAGAGAATTTCTCCATTTGACATCAACGTTTGAGAAGTAAAAACAACATCAAAATCTTTAACTTCAATTTCATCCATTTTGATGTTATTACCAGCTGAAAAAGTTCCAACTACATCAGTAACAGTTAACATATAACCGTTTTCAGTGTCATCTAAAACAGTTGGAACATAATCATGTATACGATCTGTGTTTATTTTTAAAACTTCTTTGTTTACTAACGATCCAACTTTAAATGTTGCACCCTCGCCGCCAGTATTAAGATATGTATAACCTGTATTACCAAAATAAAATGGAAATTTAAATATAAAACCATCTGATATATAATCAGTAAAAGAAGAGCCATCTACCGGATATGCTAAATTTTGATCGTGATAGAGATATAGTGTTGTATTATAAACTATAATATCAGCTGGTGTTGGGTTATCAGGAAGAATTCCTCTTTTAACATAAAAATTATAATTTATATCGTTTAATTCTGTTGTACCCTTAACACCATCAATTCTTATAAACTCATGATCGTTCAAGTAATGATAACTACCGGTAACAACTTTAATTGGATTTGATTTTGATACTGTTTTAATAGGAACACTATCATAGATAATAGGTTTAGTGTAAACATATCCAGTGTTTGCAATGTGATCATTAAATCCAGTTGCATCAACAGGTATTGTTAAATTTTTATCTCTATAAAGAGTAAAATCTGTCAAATTAAGAGATTTAGCAAAAAACACTTTATCGTTCAATTCAGTAGCGCCTTGAACGTTTTGAATAGCTATTTGCTGTCCGTCATCTAAACCATGCTGTACTACACCAAGAACACCGTCAGGATTAGCTTGATTTTTAATTAATCCCATACCTGTTAATGTTATGGGATTAGTTTTTTCGATAGTTTTTATTTCCAACAAAGATCCTAAAACGGAACCATCAAATGCGGTTGTTAATAATGCATCTGTATATGGAGTAAATGCTGTTGAATTTACTACTTGAACAAAATAGGAATACGTTCCAGTGTTAAGAGGTTCGAAACCATTAGTAGCATAGTCAATTCTTAAAGAATTACCATCTTTTAATTTGTGTGGCGCTGCAGTGTTTATTACTACAGGATTAGCGCTGTAAATTTTATTAATTGGTAATTGCAAACCATCAACGTTAACTACTGCGTCTAAAGAAAAACCAGTACCACCTTTTATAAGTGTAAATTCAACTTCACCATTTTTTAATCTAGTTGAAGAAACTCTTGCTAACCCACCAATACCACTATTTTGAATGTTTAAAACATCACCAACTTTATAACCCAAACCACCATTAGTAATACTAACAGAAGAAAGAGAACCAAATACAAGAGGAGCATTATCTATTGTTATTTCAGGTATTTGTTGACAAAATATTCTTTCGCCGTATTTAAAATTACCTCTTATATTGTTCAAAAATAAAACATTAATAAGTTTATTGTTTACTCTTGTAACATAGTATTCATCAACAACTGCTCTAGAATCTGTGGTAGATGAATATATTTCTTCACCAACCATATTTTTTAGATATGGATTATCGGAAACCTCTATGTATTTTTTTACTACCCAATCGCCATCAGAAGTTTTAAAAATATAATCTTTTGGTACATAAATTTCGATTTCTTCATCAAATAACATTTTAAACAAAAATTTATAAGATTCATCAGTACCTTTTGAACGATATAATTCTAAGATATGTTTCATCAACAATCTTTTATCAGAAATAACATTTTCTGGTAAAGAATTAATATATTTTTGCTTAAAATGAGTTATATACTCTTGTAAAGTTGTGTCGATATCACGATAATCTAATAAAGATCTAGATTTGTCTAATATATTACCATTAGATTCCATCCATTCATAATACGCTTTCACGAAAGCAATAAATTGATCTCCATCCTCTCTATAAAATTGAGGAAATTGACTTTCTATAAATGGTGAAATAAATTTTTCTATAATCATTATTCGCTAGTTATGTTAAAGGTTAATCCTGATGTAGTGTCTATTTCAATAATAGTATTTTTTCTACAATAGATATCTTGATTAACTGGTTTTGCTATAAGTTTTAATCCACCACCAATATCGTGATATATTATATGATCAACATTAATTATTCCATTATCATAATCAACGGATCCTACGACGTTGTATGTAGGTGTGTTGTTACCAGCAAATTGCTCGTACAAATATATGTTTCCAGTGCCAATATCGACATCTTTTATATAATCTGTTAATATATAAGCTTTGCCTGAAGATTGAAATGATGAACTAGTTACTGAACCTTTTTGTATTTTATTATCAAAATTACAATAAACTGCATAGATAAGATCTAGAGATGGTTCAAATACTTTATAAATCGATGTTATTGTTTCATTACTCAAAATACCAATATCTGAATCATTTATTGCTTGTTCTAATCTAGATAATCTAAAAGCAGTGTTGAAATTTTGTAAACTATTCACATTGTAATTTTTTATAGATTGTGTAACTTTTGATAAAATCGTGGCTGGAGGTGTTGTTGTATTTCTGAAATTAACATGCAGTGTCGAAAACAAATCAATATACAAATAATCCGGATCGATTATATCAACTTTAATACCAATTGGCGATAAGTTACTAATAAATGTTTTAATATCTGTTTTTCTTGTATCAGATAAAACTGCACCAGTATAAGTGCTAGGCGTTATATAAACTGTACCATATTCAATTGCTGAATTTGTTGTAGAACCACCATAAACATTAACATATTGTATTTCTGGGTATTCTTGTAATATTGTAGAAACATAATCATTTGTTGTTATACAGCGACCTTGTGTTTGGTAATATTTTGGAGCATTGAACCTTATTGATTCAATATTTTCAGCATCAGCTCCACCAGAACTAGCTATAACAGTATCTACAGAAATTATATTTACAATACCATCACCATTATATCTACCAAGATCATCGCTTAAATTAAAATTGACAATATCATTTCCATTATAACCACTGTTTATTCTATAATTCACAGTTATAACAGAACCATTTTTTGGCTTTTTACCAAAAACACCATCTCCGAAATACAATTCATACTGTTGTCCGTATGTTGACTGTAAAAAGTAAACATTAGAATTTTTTGTTAAATTAGCAAGATTTTGTGTATATGTATAGATCGTATCCCCTAAATTTTCATTAACTAAAACTTCAATACTTTCAGTATCAACATTAGGATTAGAAAGCAAAAATCTTTGAGTTTCTACATTATAATCAACAATAAATGTGTCTTTTACGTAAGAACCTTCATAAATTTCTAAATCTGTAATTTCGTATGTCGAAGATCCAGAAAAAAACGAGTGTTCTTTATCAGTTATGAAATTATAAGATTCATTTGTTTTTTTACCGGAAAATATTGTACCTTTTGGAATGATAAGAGGATTAACAATACCGTTTGCATTCAAAGACATATTAATAACTGCCTTTGAAGAACGACTAGATCTAGGGAGGTAATTTAATTCTTTCGCGTGTGATATTACTGAATCTATCTTTTGAGCCGAATCCAAAAACATTTCAGATGCGATCATGTTAAGATAAAATGAATTTAAATAAGAATTATATGCCAACACATCAAGCAAAACGTTTATATTCGAACCTTCGAAATTATAATCTTTAAATTTGTCTTGAGATTTTAAAAAATCTTTTAAAGAATACTTTATTGTATCGAAATCCAATAAAGAAACATTTACGGAATTATTGGCCATTTATCGAGCTCTTTTTAGAAGAAGTGTTATTGTTATAGGATCCGGTTTATTTATTAGAGCATATGTTATTGAAATAGATATCTCGTTTTCGCTTGTGTTTTTTGAATAATGATTAAAACCATCATCAATATAAACATCTATAACATTTATTCTTGTTTCATATTGAGTTAATGTATTTTTAATAGTAAAAATTAAATAGTCTGAATTTTCAGGAGTTTTCAATTCGAATAAAGATTTTCTTAAATCACAACCAATTGTTGGTTGAAACATTCTTTCGCCATAATCAGTAAATAATAGGTTTCTAATAGATTGATTTATACTCTTTTCATTAACAGCTCTACCTAACTCGTTACCGATTGGAGAACGATCGAAATTATCTAAAAAGTCAGAATAGTACTCTAACTTTTTTTGTGTTGCTGTTAAGGTATCTGCTCTTGTAATATACAATTTATATAAACCTTTTTAGTTATTTAGTTTTTTTTATGGAGGCGGTGGCATACCACCCCATGCCAATGGTAGTACGAAAAATCCTTCAGGAACAACTATTTTACCCTTTTCAACCTTTGTACCTGTTGTAGATTTAATAGTAATATCACCGCCTGCTAAAACTAATGAACCATCTGTTCCAGCTTGCAATCTACCTCCACCATAATGTCCTAAAGTAAAGTTTTGAGATCCTGCTCTAGTTATAACGTTCATGAATCCATTAGTACTGATTTCTATACCGTCTGGCTGTATGCTAATATATGAATTTCCTACCTGTAAATATATCATAGTTTTACTTTCTATGATAATTTTATCAGAAGCCCAAACTCTATATTTTCCTTTATCTAATTGGATATCCATATTACCTTTTTGTAAATGGATACCACTTTCACCTTTTTCTATTATTAGATGTTTATTGCCTGTAATTTTTTCAATTTTATCTCCTTCATGTTCTGTGTGTTTGTGTCCAGAATGTTGTTCAATAACATCACCCTTTGAAGTATGATATTCTTTAGACTCAGCTCCACCTGCTCCTATATTTTTAAAAAAATCTTGAGTTAAATGCATAATTTTATCAGCAGCGGAAGAAAAAGCACTACCGCCGGATTGATGTTGCATATCACCAGACACAACGCTTTGGTGTGTATCTCCAGTATAATAATCTGTGTGACCATCTGTGTGATTAGAAGAACCACCGGAAATGTATTCAGCTGTATGGCCTGGGTTCATCGATACATTTATACCATCACCCTTCGAAGCTCCATCGTCAGGCATTGTAGCTCTATATCCACCATTATGATCCATTTCTATCAGTGTAGAATTTTTAGGATTTTCAGGATCATGAAATGCGAAATGATATTTACCGTTATCGTCTTGCTCGCATGTGAAATATGGGTATGTAAACTCAAACTTTTCTTTTTGAGCGTCGATTTCTGGTAATTTTTTATTATGTTCTGTTTTCATTTTTAACTCTTATGATATGATATTTTTCAAAACATCAGATGCGTTTTTTTGTAAATCACCTGTATTTGGCAAAGAACCACTGATAGAAGATATAGTATTATTAATCAAATTACCAGTTACATTTCCCGCAACCGCACCTAAATTACCAGCAATATTTGTCAAAGAAGATATCCCACCTAAGCTACCAGCAATATTTGTCAAAGAAGATATCCCACCTAAGCTACCAGCAATACCACCTAAACCACCACCAGCTAAATTACTTAAAGCACCTAATCCACCAAATCCACCCATCAAACCTTGTAAACCAGAAGGTAACATAACTGCAGTCGCTGAATCTAATTTCATTTTTTTGATCATTGCCATATTTTTAGAATATAAAGACATAGAAGCTACAACAGCACCAGCATTTAATACAGAAGTTGGTAATTGCGAACCTAAAGTCAAATTAAGTACAGCACCAAGAGGTCCAAGTAATTGAGGTAATAAATTCATCAAATTCGCCGCTGCATTATTACCTAATACTTTATTCATACTATTATTTTGTGTTGTTTGTATAGCAACATTAAGCAAAAAATCTAGAATTGGAGGAAATAAATTATTTCTATAAATGTAAGGTTCTAATTCTTTTGCTAATATTTGTTCTGTAATAGAATAAACATGTTCTTCAGCTGATGCAAAAGAAGGTTCATTTCTTAAAGTATACACATAATCACCATTTGGTCCTAACCATTGTATATACCCGGAATAAGGATCAGTGTCAATAGAATAATATTGTTGTATGTACAAATTAGGAGCAACAGAAACAAATGGTGTTGGTCTAACAGCATCCACGGCTGCAGCTGCAATTGCTGGTATCACAGTTGTGGGTAAAATACCAGCTTGATTTTCTATAGATGTATGTATAAGTCTCGCTAATGATTCTTTTACAATTTCTTGGTGATCTGGCGTTAATAACAATATACCATTATTAGTAAAACATGTTGAAAAAGCCTTTAATACTGTTTCTAAACTATATCTATTTGATAATATACACAAAGCACCGTATAATGCATTTGATACTGTTGTTTTAGCAGCTTTTGGCGAATTGGCATTCATTGTAGCATTTACTTTAACCAATTGCTTAATCAAATTTTTAAGAATTTGAGCCTTCATAAGAGGATCAACCATCATAACAGCTGCAGCTAATATTTTTCCTGGATCTGCAGCTGCTGTAGATGGATCATCAGCTTTTGGTGTAAGTTTTCTAGCTTCAATCAAGCCATCTTTACCATCAGCTGGTTTAATAACTTGAGCTTCACCAAATTTATTTTTAGATTGGTCGTTTTGCTTTGATGAAAGACCAGGATTACCATGAATTTTAGGTGGTTTTTTACTCTCTGACTTTTTTCTCGCAGAAGGAGAATCTCCTAAAACTTCATCTACGCTTTTTTTAATCTCAGGATTTTCTTTACCTGTATTACCATCTGGATTTTTATTAACAGCCATCTTATACCCTTTTAACCAGGAGGTGCAGAACGAGCAAACGACCCTAACACAAATGGGTGTTTTTCCTCTGGGTCATTTTCTGCATATGTTATTAACACTCTAGAACCAACACGAAGTCCATGAGGACTTTTGCCAATTTTAGCAGTTGCAGCCGATGTTACAGGTTGCAATGGTATAGCCCATTGTAAATGTTCGTCTTTAATATTTTCTTCATCGTTTTGATAACCATATTTTCTAACTTGAACATATCCTGACATATCATCACCATCTATTTTTCTAACTTCAGCAATGTAAACACTAGCCATTACCACCACTCCCGTCCTTATAACCACCTTTAACAACACCCAATATCATCGTATATCTGTTCGGTTGTCCTAAAGGTAAAACTTTATGTCTAATAGCCACAACTAACGCCTTACCATTAATTTGCTTTTCGCCATCTGGTTTATTATCATCAGCTTTATTTGATAATTTTAAGTCTATTACAGAACCTAATTTGATTTTTGAATTTCCTGGTACTTTCAATGTTGCATAATTTTGCGCTAAATGAGCAATATAATCTGCTCTGTTAGCTCTAGCTTCTCCATTTGGTCCTTCTTTATCTTTTTGATTAAATGCATTATGTCCATGGTGTATTTTATATTCTTTATCTTGTTCTCTGCCTTGGTCATAAACAGGACTATCGGCAACTTGAGGTTTAATAGGTTTTCTATTTGGGTCGTGAGGAACACCAGTTGCATAATTATAATGCGGATATTGTGCTTTAGAAGCAGCTCTGACAGAACTATCGAATGTTTTCGGAATATTAAGCCATTGTATGCTATCTTGTCTGTCTTGTTGAGATTCTCCTAAACCTAATGGTCTCTGAGTTAAAGTAGCAACAGGTGATTTCTTGAATAGGTTATCTGGACTATCAAAAACATATTTGGTTTTACCACCATCTATCTGTTTAAAAAGAAAAAACAAAGAAGATTTACTTTTAGTTCCAACATGTAAATCATTTAAAATTCTTATAGCTTCTAGAGGATGTTTATCTGGAAAATCATGAGTCAGTTTTTTTGTTGATTCAGCAATTTCAATAGAATCAGAACTTTTTAAATTTTCTTTGACTATTTTTTGTACCATACTACTTGTTGGTTCATCGAAACTTTTACTTACACGATTACCTTGTGCATTTAGAGCTTCTTCTGAAATAAATTTAATAGTGTATTCTTTACTATGACTAGAACCATACCCAATAGCACTACCATCAGATGCATCAGAGTTTATAAATGCTTTAAATTTTAAATTTACGGTATCACCACTAAACGATTTAAAGGATATTTTTACATCTTCTTTGCCATTTAACTTTTTAGTACCAGCCTGATCCGTTTGATCAACAATAATTACCTCGCCATACGGTCCTAATGGATTTAAAATATCCTCATAGATGTTAAAACCAATCATATTGATTTTTGTAGTGTCTAATAAATCAATATCTCCGATTTTAAACGTTTGAATTGAGATTTCTGTAGGGTTCATATCAAACCTTCATTAAATCTGTTAAATTTTTAACAATATTTGGCGCTAATCCTTTGTCTAAAACTCTAATAGTTTTATTAAATTCGTTTTTTTCTTTTTCGTAGTCAAAATAAGTAACAGGTTTCCAATATATCTCTTCTTCTGGTTTTAAATTACTTACTGTTAAATTTGCTGATGTGAATATTGTATTCGTTTGACTTTCCCTACCGTATATATGACTTGTATTAGTAATAACAACATTTTCTATTGGCAAATAGTAACCAGAAACATGTTGTATTCTAATAATCCCATCTGTAATACCAGCAACTTGTCCTTGGCCTTTTTTATTATTTGAGAAAACAATATCACAAATTTCGTCTTTTATAAAATTAGTGTTTGATACACTATAAGATATAATCTTGTTAGTTGTAGAAGACAAATTTCTTTGTTTTCTTTTATATTGAGCTATTTTACCTGTGGGAAGAAAAATTGGTTCCCAATATTCTTTCAATAAAGCTGTTAATGCATCATAACCACTTATTGTTATGTTATCAAAATTCTCATAGGCATCTCTATAATATTTAATTTTAAAAGAATTATCGATAGAACCATATTTTTTCACAATAAATTTTTGAAATTCTTCTTCAGACAAATACCATTCATAATAAGGATCTATAATTTTATTTGAAATGTAAAGTATCCAACTTTTAAATGGATCTTCATAGTATCTATTACTAAATTGATCAGCTCTTTCATGTTCGGTTATTTCATATGGATAATAAATGTATGGATTTGATGAAACTATATCAAGTAATGTAATTCTTTTCGTAATATCAACAGCTGTTGTATTAGCGTAATTGATAGTTGGAAAATTTTCGAAAAATCTATCTTGTGACATTTAAGCCCCTGGTTGAAAAGTTGGTAGAAACGTTTCGCCATATGGCGATTGGAAGTTTCCAGTGGCTGGATTTATTGTATTTTGTTCAATATTTGGAAGAATATTATTAATAATATCTCCTCCATTATAATCGTCTTTTGTCCAAAGCTCGATTTCTTTTAACTGTACTACCAAATTTACAACTGTTGGTCTTCCGTCTCTAAAAAATGATGGTCCGCCAGCGCCAGTGTAATCTACTTGTACGGACATAACAGCGCATGGTTTAAATTGTAAAACATTAGGTGTCATACTTATAATTGCAATACATGGATATGTGTATACTGATCCTAAAAGTGCTTTTGCTGGTAACATATTATATTTTAAAAATTTAATAAGATTAGCTAAGGTAGCAGACTCTTGTGCATTGTTAGGCGCCAAAGTCCATTGTAAAGTATGTTCTTTATAAGCTGGGTTTTTAAACGCCATATAAAGAAAAGGATTTATAGTTGCTCCCATACTAGCACCAATTGCACTAGCAGCATCTCCTACTAATGCTTCTGTTAAACTAGCAATAACACCCATAGACCCTGCAACAGTTTTCATCATAGATCCGGCTACACCTGTCATACTTTCTTCTGACCATACGACTGTTTGCACATCATTGATTTTCTTAGGTAAAGGTAATGAAAGTCCTCCGACAGGTACAACAGTTCTTCCTGTTAAAGTTGTTATTCCATTTAAAATAGTACCAAAAACAGAAGTAGTTGATTGGTATGATACAAAATTTATATCTAATCTAGAATTTCTTCCGTTAGTTGTTAAATCATTAGGAAAAAAGTGACTATCTTTTCTTGTCGTTGGAGGCAACGGTATATTCGAATACGAAGATATGTTATTAGGAACAATATAAGGCATTTAAAACCCTTACTAAATATTGATTATTAATTAATAATTGAATTCATCATGGCATATAAAGGTTATTTTAAACCA